CCACCATTATCAAAGCAAGATTTTAACTCACCTTTTAAGATAGCTTCTGTAAGTACCCTTTGTGTACCATCTGTTACAGTACCACTAGAGTTTCCTCCACCTGCACCATAAGCGTTGTTTGTTGTTGTCCAAGACTCGAAACCTGCAGATTTACGAGCAGAAGCGCCATTACCGCTTCCTGCTGTAGCTGCGTTTTTACCTGTAAGGTCAAGTTCCATGTCTCTTTTGAGTTCTTTACCAGCTTTAGCTATTTGATAAGCTAGTTCAGAATCTCTACCTGCGTGATTTACTGCTTCTTGTGTTCCAGAGACCATAACAGGTTTGTAAGAAATCTGTGTATAGTTGAAAACACGTGAAGTAGCAGATAACGCAGCACTTGGAGAATCATCTCCTTCTAATTGAGCATTTGAAGCCGCTGAAGCTAGTGAGTCAGTTTGCCATTCGTGCTTGGTAGATTCAGCATTACCTGAACCGATTGAAGACATAAATGGTGTGTCTGTTGGAGAGATATTATAGATTACGTTCTGTAAATCTTCTCTGTTACCCACAGCATCATAAGTTTCAAATGTATTTCCTAATTGTGCCATTTGAATTACACCTCTGTGTTAAAGTTAATTAAGACTGTTTTAGCAAGGACTCGATTACTGCTGCTGCATCATCGGTTTTTCCTGACATTTTCAGTCTCTTTTGTTTTTGCTTTATCTTTTCACTATTAACTTCAGACTTAGTACTAGGTGTACCAGGTTTTTGCATTTTAGGAACAACCCTTTGTTTCTTATTAGCAATTTTTGCATCTAAGAGATTACGATACATAGCAGCTTCATGTAAAACTTCTACTGACCTAGCATCAATTAGACTATCAACTTCCTGTTCGGTAAACCCTTTTGTAAGAGCGTAAGCTTTAATATTTTGTTTAAGCTTTGGCCCCTTATCAGGGTCTGCCCATTCAGGCAATCTTTGTGTCATTATTTGTTGCTGTCTTTGAAGTTCCTCATTCCACTTACTTTGCATTTCTGTTTGTTGTTTCTGCTGAAGATTTTTTTGTTCTTCTGCAACTAACCTTTTATTGTCTTGAAGTTCCCTAAGTTGGTCCCTTTTCATGGCCCATTCCATAGGGTCTTCTTCCTTGAGTTTTGACCAATCTGTAGATTCGAGCTCCTGAATCTTTTTATTAGATTGCGTATCAAATTGTTCAAGTTGCGAAAGATATCGCTGTCTCTCTTGCTGAGTCGCTGCTAGTTCTTGTTCAAACTGTTGACGTTGTTCAGCAATTTCTTGAGCTTTTTTAGTGTAATCAGCCTGTTTCATATATCCTGATTTCAATTCTTCCAAGTCAACTTCTAAATTTGTTCCATTGTAATCAACAGAGTATTTCGATGTGTCTTGTTGCCCTTGTTCGGGAATATCATCAACTAAGTCCTCTGCAGTTAATTCTTCCGAATTTACTACTTCGTTTTCAACTGATTCGGCATCTTCCATTGCCTGTGCAGAAACATCTTCCTGAGTTTCTGTTGACTCTTCATTAACCTCGGATTGTTCTTTTGCAAGAGTTCTTTGATTAAGAAGAATCTGTTCTTGTGCACTTTTTACAGTGCCATCCTGTATAGGAATTCCCCAACATTACTTTCTTTTGTTGGTATATTATTATCTTCACTCATCATTTGCCTCCTTTACGTTCTTCTTCTAGTATCTGTCCGTTTTCAACAGTTTGTACTAGAGTGTTTTTAACTTCTAGGATGGCTCTTTGTTTATGGTAAAGGGACTCTCTACCTTCTGTATCTTTAATCTCTGTAGATATCCATTGTTGATATCCATTATTAAGTACAGTATTAAATGCTGCTATCATTTGAGGGTTCTCAAGTATTAGCTTTGCATCTTGCCCATCTTTAATCTGAGCTTCTTTTTTGTCTTCCATTATTTCTCCTGTGAGTCTCTTCTACATTTATAAGAGCAGTTGTTCGCCCAATGCGAGTCTGATTACTTATGTAGTGGCGAGTTATTCACCTTTTATAGTTTTATTTAAAGATTCTAGTGACATAATGTCAGGAATCTTCTTTGTGCCTTTGAGAAACTTGCGTATCATATCAGGAGTGTATCCTACCCTACGATTAAATTCCTCGACAGAAAGTCGGTTTTGTAACATGAATTTTTCTAATTCTTGTCTTGTCATATTTGTTTAAGTTTGTCTATTGTTGGATTCTTTTGTTTAAATTCTTTTGCTAAATCAACATGTGCTAACTTAGAAGATATACCATTAGAATGTCCTAAAGATATGTAATGGTCATACCTATCAGAGTAATATTTACTGCGTTCTATGCCTTCTTCTTTTTTTTGCTTTTTGATTTTGGAAATCCTGCTTTCATATTCGCATATGCTTTGGCACTTATAGTAGATTTAGATTTAGGTCTACTAGTACCTGCTTTCTTACGTTTATTTATGTTGTGATATAGCCCTTTACTTGCCATAACACTTCTTCTTTTTTTTCATTGGTGGTCTACCACGTTTTTTTCCGTATGTTCCTGGTCCTTTTGGCATTATAATAACCTCAATATCTCTGTAAATTTATCACTCATTAAGACAAAAACAACAATAGCTCCATAAGCTACGTATTTAAATCTAAACACCTCAATTTTAACTTCTTTCATATCGTCTTTTAAATCATCTATATCTGCTGCAATATGTGCTAAATGATTTGTCTTAATCAAATTCACATCTTTTTTAAGCAATTCTAATTCTGTGTTGATATCCTTATCGTTCATGCTAGTGGTAACCTTTTCTTTTTAGGGTACATAGATAAAGCAGTTGCTACTGCTTGTTTCTGTGGCTTCCCTTCTTTTTTTAATACTTTAATCTTTTTAGAAATTAACTTACGTCTTTGTAATTTACCATAACCTGAAGTCTTAGGATAAGCCATTATGTTGGCCCTATACCTACAGGTCTTCCTTGTACTGCTTCTAGAGCAAGTTCCGCTTCGTTAAGTTCTAATTGAGATTTCTTAATTTTTAAATCTTGTTGTTTTAAAGCTAAATCAATTGCAGCTTCTTCTTGTTTAAGTTGTAACTCTTGAGATTTAAGTTGTGTTTCAATCTCTAGTTCTTTAGCTTGTAATTGTAATTTTTGTAATTCTACTTGTGCTTTTTGTGCAGCAACCTTTTCTTCTAGAGTTGGCTCAGGAGGAGGAGGTGGTGGCATCATTTCAGGATTAGATATAAATTGGTCTGTATTTTTATATCCTGATTGTGCAATAAATTCGCTAATAGCATTATATAAATTCTTAGGTGTAACTAAACTACCCATACCACCTTGTTGTACTACTGTACCTAGTAAAGTCATAATAGAAGACATTGTTTGTGTTTTAGATTGTTGCGAACCACTACCAACACCTACATTGACAGTACAGTTAAGTTTATCTTTCCATCTTGATACGTCAATCGGTATAAATTTACCATTGAGATAGAATACTTTTTTTCTATCTTCGTATCTTTGTACGAGTGCGTATATGTTTCTAAATAAATCTTTAACACCTGTTTCTGCAAATATACGAGCTATTAACTCTACACGTTGCATTGCAGACTCTGTTGCTGCTGAAACTGCACCTGATGTCACATGTGAAGTTAATACATCAGGATTGAGACCTTGTGTCATTTTAGATACACCACTTCTTTCTTCTCTAATTCCATCTAGGTATTGAACCATTTGGAACGCATAAGGTTGGATTTGTGGTGTAGGTAAAGCTGTAACAGCACCTGGTGCTCTCATTCTAACAATACCGCCTGGTCTCGATGTTAATAAATCATCTAGTTCTACTTGGCCAGCCATAACAGCATAGCGTGCGTTATTGGTTAGATACATGTTATCTAACAGGTTACGCATAATTGTAGATTTAATGAGTTGAATATCTTTGACTGTATCGGCAATAGACATGCCATAGAATTTATGTGGAATAGGTAATGGACAGATAGCAGAGAAAGGAATCATATCAATCTCTTCGTTATCTAAGATGTATTGTCCACCTTTAGTAATCTTTCTGAGTTCTGCTATACCATCGTTATCGTAATCAATACGCATATAACATTCATCAATCCAAACCTTTTTGTTTGGTCCTTCACCCTCAGATGGTGGTACTGAATCATCATCATAGCTAAATCGTGCTAATCTTTCTTCATTAAGTTCTGCCTCTGAATTAGCATAGCTAGGTATGTCATTAACGATGTCTGAGTCATATCCTTCAGCGATTAAATCACTTACTGATTTTTTAACCCTATGACAGACAAAATCTGCATCTTCAAGAGACGCTGCTCTGCGTGAAACTAAAAATTCTTCAGGTGGGACAGCAACTACTTTTACTTGTCCGTAATCTTTATAACATTTAACCTTAACGTCATGTTCTATAACTTCAGGGCTGACTAATGTTCCATAATCATCAGTAACTGCTTTTTGTACTATTGATTCTGTGTGCTCAATGATTTCCATATCATCATTGGCGAGAATAGATTGATATTCTATTTCAGTTAGATTTGTGTATGTCTCTGTCAGGACTTCTTTTCTTTCTTCCCAATAATGTTTAATTACGCCTGTTTTAGATATCAATGCATCTTTAAATACATCATAAAGGACCTTAAACCCGTTATTTTGGCGATTAAATACATAGTTGCAGTAGTCAGTATCTTGTTGTGCCATTTCAACGTCTTCTGGACCTTGTGGCTCGAATTCTGCTGTGTTGTTATGTGTAGTAAAAATACGCATCAATGATGGCATAATGTATTCGATTGTGTCTCTTACATCGGTTGTAACGATTTCTGAACGTCCATCAATCTCATTTCCGAATGGTTCACCAAGATAATATTTCATGGCATCTTCTCTTTGATTAGAGAGTTCTGTATTAGCGTAACCAGTAGCTCCTGATATCTCAGAGTTAAGTTGTGCGACTAATTCATCTTTAGTCATTTTTCTTGGTTTTTTTGCCATTCTTTGCCTTTAGTGTTTCAAGTTGTGCTTCAGCCACAGCTTGTAGTTTCATTATCTTTAAGTCAAGTTCTTCTAGCTTATTTTCTACTTCTTGTAGTTTGTAAGCCATTTGAGTAGGTGATGCGATTAAGTTAGCCATTATTTTGCGTTTTTAAACCTTTGTTTTAGTTTTCTAGCTGCAGAACCACCCTCTTTCATTAGCTTTTTACGAGCTTTTTTCTCCATATCTCTGCCGATAATCTCTGAAGCTCCAAAAAGTCCTGCTGTACCTAATCCTATACCACCTAATGTTTCTCCTACTTCTTTAGCTGCTTTTTTTAATGTTTTTCTAGCTGCTAATCCTAGTAATGGTCCTGGCATTTTTATCTCCTAAACTATCGCTACATCAGGGCCTAGTCTACCTTTACTATTCCACTTAGATGTCTCTGTTGTACTGTGTCTTAGACTCATTGCAGCATAACGTGTTGCTGACATCAAGTCATCTTTAATTTTTACTATCTTGCCATCTTTACGATGATACAATCTGTATTCTTGAAACCATTCAGTACAAGTATTAAATACTTTAAACTTGCCTGATTCCATACGAGTCAGCATGTCCATGATTCCAGCCTCAACACTATTACCACCTTTTTTCTCACCTAATGCAGGTGGGTTCTCAAAGTGAAATGGCAACATGTTGACATGAGCCGTTCTGTATTGTTCTGCTAGTGTTATACCGCTTCCTTTATCATGCTGGTATCCATCATGTGGCCATACAATCGGTATGTAATGACTTCCTTCTCGCTCATTGATATGACTGGCATGATAGTCAGGTGTTTGTTTCGACATCTTGTAGACATCATAAACGTACACAATATCTTCATCTCTATCCCATGCTATCCATACAACTGCTGTAGGATGGTCATATCCAAAATCGAGGCCTGCAATACGACTAAAATGAGGGGGTATGGTAAAGGGCTCACAGGCCAAATTATCTTCTAATACTGGAAATACTAAGCCTGACCCTACCATAGGTATCCCTTTAGACCTCATTTCTCTTTCATGAGGTGGTAGAGCACTTAATATCTGCTCTTTCATATCTTCTGTTAGATGGTCTGCATCATTCCAGCCTGCAGTGATTAGGGCCTGAGCTGGCTTTAAATCGCTTGTAAAGTTCTGTACGACTTCTGTCATTCCCGATTCGGGTGTGAATGTTAAATAAACTTGTCCACGCCTGTCTAATGTTCTTGTAATACACTGCGAATATATGTCTTGTGGTGGTTCTTCGTCTAGCCATACTAAATCAATACTCTCCCCCATAAATTTTTCAGCACCCATTTCATAGGCCTTAAAGGCAACTCTCGACCACCCACCGCTTTTATGTTTAACAAGGACTGACGAGTGTGCATTTGGTACTCCAGGTTTCCTTGTAGTTTCACCAATGAGATGTTTAGGGATGGAACCTTTTCCCCTGTCTCTTGGGTTGTCGGGTTGCCCGAACAATTCTTTTTGGCATATGTCTCTTGTGGTTTCATTACTCGCACCACAAACCCAAGCCTTAATAGGCTCTTTAAATTTTTTTCCCTTCCACCATTCAGGATATTCTCCTGTGAGATGAATAGACATCTCCATAGCGCCTACAAATGATTTGCCAACCCTGTTGGCCGCCATCAATAATCTTTGATTGGCCTGCTTACCTGCTTCATGAAAATCAAGCTGAAATCTATAGGGCTGATAGTAGTTAAGACGATTAGTCTCTTGACGCTTTTTAAGGGTGGATAGTATCTCTTCTATTCTTTGAGTTTCAGTAGACATAGTTATCCACCACTAAGTATAGTGATTTTTTTTCTTTTTGCAACTATATGTTGTGTTTTTCAAATTTTTTTTAGCTATATGAGTGTCAGTAAGTAGTGTTAGTATAGAACATATTTCCCCTCCGCTGTGTGGAGAGAATATATATATATGCGGACACACGTCATGGGGGGTCGAGGCCCGCAGGGCCGAGATGGTTTACTGCGGAGCAGGAATATTAGAATATTATAATATTAGAACGTTAGGCAGTTTATCCACTTGCCTAGGTGCCTGGTTTATAAGATAGCTATGTACCAAATAGCTGTCCATAATATTATTAATGTTATGTATTGCATATTAACTCCTAAACTGAATAACCTTTGCTTTTGTACAACTCTACAAGTTCTTGTAAATCAGCCAATGCTATCTGTGCCTGGTTCTTACTAAGCTTGTATTCTTTACCTGTTATTGAGCCTACTTGGTTAAGTATAGCTTTAGGTGTCATTGTCCTGGTTAATCTCAATTTAGAGCCACTGAGATACATTTTAAGACCAGCTTTCAATAAGCTAAGTTTAGCACCCATTGGTTCGATTATTGTATGTGTCATATTGTTTTTCTCCTTTGTTTGTTTGTACACCACCACCATAGCATATTTTATATATAAAAGTCAATATTATTTATAAATGAATATATGTAGATAATATCAGTGGGATTTTGTCCCACCCACCCACCTATGATAAATCCTAGTCAATAATATGTCAAGAATTATTTTTATATATATTGAAGATAAGAATATCAGAATATACTAATATAGTTGGGCGTGAGAATAAGATATTTTGTTTTGTTTTTTTTTATTTATTTGAAGGGAGGGAGGGAGTATTGAGCAGTTTAGTCACATGCTCGGGTGATGGAGAAAATTACTCCTTGTTTTTGTTTGCCGCCTCTGCAGTCCTGGTGCACCAATCAACTAGCATTTCAGTACATATCTCCTTGACTGTGTCCTTGATGAAACGTCCTTGCATTTCACTGATGTTGTCTCTGATATCTTGGTCGATTTTTTCTCTGTAATCTTCCATTTCATTTTCAACAACTCTAGCCACTTCATCATCATTCATGAAGGTGTCAAAGTCATAATCATCAGTTGTTACTAAATCATAATCACTAGGACTAAAGTTGTTTCTGATTTCATCATCAACTATGCCATCATTGCGTATTATGTCTTCAACTGTAGATTGAATGTCCAAGTCGCTTATTTTACTTTTAAGATTTATAACCTCACATTCAGCTTTGACTAATCTGTCATATAGTCCGAATGTAAGAAAGTTTTTTATTTTGTGGTTCATTTTGTTTTTCTCCACCAGCTTTATTGCTGGTATGTATATACAATAACAAATAATAATATTAATAACAAGTATTTATTTTAATATATATTGTGTGTGCGTATATATAGATATATATCTATTATATATATATATCTATTATCCCGCCCGCCCACCTATTATATGACAGGATAAGGTTATGTCAACATCTATTTTTATATATAAGTATATCTGAATATACTAATAAACTAATATTAGCGGGTGTTAATATTCCTTAACCAGCATCTTTTTTTTCTTTCCCCCTATCCTATGAAGGGAAGGGAGCCCATCTTGGAAATGGAAGGGAATATTAGTATGTGCTTATATTATAATATTAGTAGTTCCTAATATACTAATAGAAGGCTAGCATAAATATATACAAAAAACAAGATTGTATTTTATTTATTTTTATGATTGTTATTCTAAGGGCTATATTAGTATATGGTAATGTACTGAATTGGCTAAAAAAGGCGTGTGTGTGTGCTATTAGGAACGTCTATTCCTTATCTAGTATTGTGTGCGTGTGATTTGTAAAACCCTCAAAAAAGGCTATTTCTGCTTACTATAGTAGTATATGTGTATATAGAATAAGGCATTTAGGACTTTTCCCCGCCATCAGATTTTTATTTTACTTGTATAAGAATATTAGTAGATTCTAATATAGATAGGCACTAAAAAGCCCGCTATTTTGTGCGGGCTAATTTACTTTATACTCTTGGCAGATAAGTGTTAGTTTTCCTCCATACATAGCCATCTTGGAACAGGTTTTGTTGGCTTTCAAGGGCTAAGAATAACCAACCATCTCTAACAACTATCTACCTTTTAGCTATTAATTTATTGGTCTTTATTGTCTTGCCTCCTTCAATTTGTTTTCCTTTTTGTTTGTTTTCATATAATTAAAGTACCATACTTTTTATAAAAAAAACATTTATTTTTATATATTTTTTAATCAGTAGCTAGAAATATCATAAATAATATAACTAGTAACATATATATAATATCAATCATTTGTCATGCTTGCCCCCTTGCGTATTTTGCCCCGTTTCCGTGGACTACTATGGCAATAGATTTGAAGGTATTATCCCCATTGCATTTATTACACTTTTCGCAGGTTGTTTTTGAGCCTTCAAGCGTTGCGGGGCATAGTTTTTCATTATCTGATATTTCTGATATATCTAGAATGGTTCTAAAGGTTCTTAGGCCTTTATCCCACGCCTTGCGGGCTTGCTCTAGTGTTTCGCATGATGTCATTAATATATTTTTAATGTAATCATATGAAGATGTTTTTATATTTGCCTGGTGAGTGTAGCCCGTGTGAGATTTTGCGAACCTTAGAAGGCCTTCCCATACCTTAGCGGGAACGGCTGCAGGGTCACCATAAGAGCCTAGGCGGATATCCTGGCCAGCCCCCAGCATTGCCAGCGGGTGCAAGTTACTGCCATAATTGAGCTTTTTATAATTCCCCTTCTTATAAGCTTTATAAACTGAAAGCGGTGCCATTGGATTGACATAACATGAACGCTCTGGAGCCATTCCTTTTTTCTTTTGCGGGTCAACTATTCCTTTATGTGGGCAATTTCCGCAAATAGAATAATCTTGGCCCGTGCGGTTTGCGGTTATCGGGTCAATGTCACTTCTAATAATCCAAGTTTGTGCCATATCACCAATTTTAGGGTTTCGTCCTTGCGGCTGATATATAACAACTATAGGTTTATTATCTATCAAACTAGGCCCTTTATATATAATTGTACTTGTCATTTTTCGCCCCCTTCATATTGTTTTTCTACTTCTTTTGACATTTCATAAGGCAATACAGATAAATCTATTGTATGTGGCAATGTCTTAAACTCAGATGTAAAAACTTCCTTTAATGTAGGAAATGTATCTGTTAAGGCGTTGCCCGTGCGGTTCAATGTTATATTGGTAAAATTTTCGCTTTCATCTTCAATTTGATATCCGAAATAGCCGCCAAAAGTTTTATCTTTTCCGTAATGTTTTTTGAAAATGTTTTGTGCTTTTCTTTTAGTTTCCGCAAAAACAATACATTTAACATATCTTGTTTTCTGTGGGAAATCACCGAACCCAAATTCGGGTGTGTTATCGTTTTTATAATGTGAATCTAAAATATAATATTTGTTTTTCATTTTGTATGCCTCTTTATTAAGTTTCATATAGAAACTTTAGCATACTTTTATAAAAAAAAACAATTATTTTTATATAGATTTCTAGAATGATTCTAAATAAGAATATTAGAATATTCTAATGCATAATATAGGTCTATATTAGTATTTGCTAATATACTAATGCATTAATATTTGTGTTTGTATGGAAGGAAGGGAAGGAAGGGAAGGGAATTTCACCCTCCCCGAGATAAACAAAATGATTTACAAGACTAAGTCCCAAAAGATAGCTATCACGCTTATGATTAGTATCCCTTGTACCCAGTCAGGTGCATTGTAGCAAATTTCTCTAATCTTCTCTAGCATTGTTTGCCTCCATTTGTTTAACTTTTTCCTCAAGCTCGGCCATCTTAGCTTTCTGCTCTTGGTATTTATTTCTACTGTAATTTAAGAATGATTCCTTATTCTTTTCGTAGTACTCTTTGCGCTTTTCTTTTGTTTGCTGGATTTCCTCATCAGTTCTGTTGAGTCTTTTCTCCCGCATTTTGGTAAGAATAGCTGCTTTGTTTTTCTCGTACCACATTTTGTTACTAGATTTCATTTTGTCTTTGTTTTTATCATAATAATCAGGGTCGTATTTACTCATATGTCCTCCTTAGAATGGTATGTCTTCGTCTTTTATGATGTCATCATTAAAAACGCTTTCTATTGTTTTAATATCTTCCTTGGCCTTATTGTATTTGCCTGTATCTTCTGCAGGTTTAATACAGATACTTGCGTTTCTTTTGCCTTCACGCTCATTGAACCACAACGTTATATCCATAACTTTGCCAGCTGGAATGTGTATATCTTCCTTAGCTACAAACTTAGGATTGCTTAAGAAAGGTGGTGCGAATGGTTTTTCCGCCTTGATACCTTCTATTTTCTTGTAGAAAGCATCGGTTTCATCACCATATGCTCTGTCATTGATAAATATATTTATGTATTGTTTTGCCATTTTATCCTCCATAGATAAGGTCAAAGTTTAATTTTGCTGTGTATCTTCTTTTCTTTTCAGGAAGTTCTTTTTTCCCTAACAAGGCAAGACTATACTCTTCTAAATGGTCAATGAGATAGTTTTCATAGTCTTTATTTCTCTCAAATCTCCATATTTTAGTAGCCAATGGTGTCCAATTAACCAAATCTACTTGTTTAACGGGCGTGCCTAACATGTTTAATATCATCATTTGGCCTACTATTTGTGGCAAATAACGCTTAGGAAACTCTTTATAATTAGTTTTTCCCATGTTGCTGCACTTCACTTCAATTAATGTAGATTGGTCCTTGCTGATGCCATCGGGCGTTGTACTGATATCTACTACAGTATCTTCTTTTAGGTTTAGCCAGTCCTGGATAACATAGTTTTGTTGATTGTCGCCATAATCTCTAGCAGCCATCTTGTTAACTAATATCCATTTACCAATACCACATGTTTCATGCTCGGTGCCGTAGTTTACATAGCACATCATTTCTTGCGGTATTTCTTTGACCTCGCCAGCCAAGTCTAACTTCAATTGCTCTTCACGTTTAGTGTCCATGCCAAATGCATAGGCCTTAAACATTGAACTACGAAGATTGTAAGACTTTGCCGAACTGTTTTTCATCGGTTCTACCATCTGCAATACCTCCTGTTTTTAATTGATTTTCTATTTCTTTCTCAACATCTTTAGCATTTTGTATTGCTACAAGGTTGTCATCAGTTACTTTAGTCTCTTCTTTAGGTAAGAATGGTAACTTGTTAGGTGTTGTTGAGCCATTCTGATATAAAGATAGACCTAGTCCAAACTTAGCGAATGCTTTTACCATGCATCGTTGCATGTTATCTTGTATGTCACTTGCATTTGGATTAGATATAGCATTGTAACTATTGTCATAAACAGGCAAGAATGCTTCTTTATGTAAGTTACCTATATGTACTATGCATTTGAGTAGCATTGTGCCATCTTCGTATTTTTCAGGGGCAAACCATTTAACCTGATATTCAGGATAGAAATGTAACATGATTTGGTCTGCGTAAGCCCATGGTAAATAAGAATATCTACCTTTAGTCTCAACCATACCTGTTATATCTACCTTAGATAAGGTGTCAGCTACCTCTTTGTATGTGTTTTTTGTCATATTGACCTCCAATATTGTTTTCATGTCCATATTATAATCATAAATTATTTCAAAAACAAGTTGATTATTGAAATAACCACATATATAATCACATTAAATAACAAGTGAGGTACAAAATGAGTATAGATGAAATGAATGGAATGATAAAAGCATACAAAGAAGTAAAGGAGTATTGTGAATCAATAAAACAAAAAAAAGAAACAGATATTGTTGATAAATCTATAAATAGTACAGTAAGTCTCGTTATTTATTTTTGTGATAAATTCGAACAAATTGTTGAACAATCTATAGATGGTGAAATAGAGAGAATGCATGAAATGATGGAGCGAAAGAAAGATGAATCAGAGGGAGTTTAATTCTTTCATGGATGTGATTGAGAATACATATCCTAAACAAGCTAAGATAAATAACGTGCAGCGTGGTATGTTTTGGCTAAGTTTACAAAAGTATGATTTAGATGATTGTATGTCTGCCCTTCTTTTGCATTGTGAAACTGATGATGGCGAGTGGAAACCACAAATATGTCATCTATCTAAGTTTCTGAAAACATCAGAAGATACCATAAGAGTTATGTTTAATGATTTCTTCAAACGTAAAGATGTTAAAGATGAGAAAGCTAAGGCTATATACAATAGATTAGGCGGGTTAGAGATGCATAAGTTATCTGAATATCAAACTAAAAAGCTGGAAGATAAGTTTGTACAGCTATATTTAGAAGAAGGTAGTAAGGAGACTTTTGCCGCTCTTCCCGATAAATTAAAAACAAAACTAATAGGTAATAAATAATGTTGCAAGCTGGTAAAGGCGATAGATATAGGCCTGTTGACCCAAAGAAATATGGGGATAACTACGACAATATATTTAGAAAAAAAGAAAAAAAGGAAAAAAAGAATGATAAGACTAGGTGAAGAAGAATTAGAGAAAGCTGTGATAGAGATTAGAGAAAAAGGTGCTGAACTTGCTGAAGCTGAAGCTCAATATCAATATCTAGAATCTATGCATAAGATAACTAAAGCTACAGTATTTTTGGAGACTAAAGGCCAAGGTTTAACTGTAAGAGATAGAGAATCAATGGCTGAATCACATAAGGATGTAGTTAAATATATACCTTTGATTAAAGAGCAAAAGAAAAAGTATTTGTCTTTGCGCCACCATATCAGCAGTATCGAAACCGCTTGTAATTTATTTAGAACTAACTCTGCCAATATCAGGGGAGAGAAAAAACTATATGGAGACCTATCGTGAAACATAACAACGACTTTAAATATGATTTAGATTTTGGAGTAATATCTGAAAAGTTTTATGGGAAAGTAATGCATGACTTAATTGAAGGCAAGACTGAATGTAAAGCTGAGAGAGACCAATGGGCCAAGACTGGCAACATGTTTGTTGAGTTTGAATCTAGAGGTAAGAAAAGTGGTATTGCTACAACACATGCAGAACATTGGGTAGTATCATTTTATAAAGGAAACAAGTTATGTTTTACACTAACTGTGCCTATTGAAGACATGAAAAAGATAGCAAGAAAGGGTAAGTTGATACAAGGGGGAGATGAAAATACATCTAAAGGTATGCTTGTAAAAGTAAAAGATGTTATGGACTTCTTTATAAATGGCGAAGAAACCTAATAAAGCTACAAGACGATTATATGAACTAGCTGTCGATTATGGCTGTATTGTATGTAAGAATAAATATGGTGTGTATACTCAACCATGCATTCATCACATAACTGGTGCTGGCATGGCGTTGAAAAGTGATGACTTTATACCCCTTTGTCATCATCATCATCAAGGAGGAGAGGGTATACACACTCTAGGAACCCGTACATGGGAGGATAAATTTGGAAGACAACAAGAACTACTTCGAGAGTTTAAAGAAGTCTGTAAAGAAAAACTTAACTGATAAAGGAGTTATAGTTCACTTTACCAAAGGCGATGACTGTCTTATAGATATCATTTGTAATTACAATGGCAGAATAGCTATGTTTAAGTTCTTGGTTGAGAACAATTTAATTACCGATGGCATGTATCAGTTTAGAAAAAAGTTTTATAAATGGTATTACATTGTTAAAAGGCCTGTAGATGCACTAAAAATATTACATGGAATGCCAATAGAAAAAAGAGTGGATGAGCAAAGAGTTGCTGATAATAAAAAACCAAACAAAAAACATAAAGAAATTAAAGTAGATTTATTTCAAGAATTTTTATTAAACATGGGTAAAAGATGCAAGAAATAAAAATAGATAGTAATATTCCTGTGCCTGGGAAACAGGGTGGAAGGCCATGGAAGTACAAAGAATATGTTGATGCTTTTATATTAATGAAAGAAGGAGAATCTTTTGTTGTATACGATTACAATATAGTAGATTCTGTTAGAAAGTATGCCTGGAGGAATAGTATACCATGTAGATTTAGAACATTAGCTAGAGAGAAATATAGAATATGGAAAGCTGATGAGTAAAAAGTATTGGGCTAAGAATGGAATTAGTAATGAAAGAATTTATTGGCACGCTCTTGTTAAATCATCTACTAGATTTACTAACGAAGAAAGAAGTATACTATATAAGATAGAAGACAGTTTACCTAAACCACATCAAGAAAGTGATAGTAGTTTTCCTTGGGGCGTTTCTTACGCCATGCAAGTGTATATGATTGAGAGATATCGAAAGAATGGAGTAAAATATTTACAACACCTTAAATCTCGTGCCGCAGCAGAAAAGAAAAGATTACAGGAGAGAGAGAATGAAAGTTGAATTATTAACACTTTTAACTGCCAAATCAATGAATTATGAGGTATCATCTTCTGCGAACCACGATGCTATTACCCCACAGGACATAGCTGCGTTTTTAGGGAGTAGGGGATTGACCACAGAAGAATATGATTTTCTTATAGCAAAGTACACAGATAACAATTACGCAAGAGCAATGTTCTTTGACGATATATTTACAGATTGTGCTGATATATTTATTAAGGATAAAAAAGATAAACTAGTATCTAGTGATAAGTTATTGGTGCGTGCATTTGTTAATCTTGCCATCTCTGAAGTTATGGATAATGTGTGTCCTTTTTGTTTAGGCAGAGGTTCGGTTACTAGTGGTGATAAGATTGTGAAGTGTGAACATTGCCAAGGTACTGGACAATTTATATATGATGATAATAATCGATATGAAATTATGGGATATGATAAGAAAGGTTATATGGAATTTAAAAAACAATATATGAAAGTTTTAGAAAAGATAAAGGATATAGAGAATAGTGCTTTATCTAAGATTGGAGATGAATAAAAGTAATCCAAGATACATTAGGCCTGGGTTAAGGCATGACGTTTTAGTAAGAGATAACTTTACTTGTTGTGATTGCGGAGCTAAGGCCCCTGATGTTAAGCTGGTAATCGACCATATAATTCCTGTAAAACATGGAGGCAAATCAGAGTTCTCTAATTTAAGAGCCACTTGCGAAACATGTAATCAAGGTAAATCAGATAAAATGCCTGGTGAAATAAAAATACTAGAAACAAAAAAGAAAACCATAAAAAAATTACAAGAAGAAAAAATAAAGATACAGAAAGATTTAGAAAAACAAGAAAAAAAATTAAAATCTAAAAACTTTATTCCAACAAAGATAAAAAAATTTATGGAAAAATTATTTTCTGAATATGGATTAACAATAAAGATTAATAAAGTCGGGTTAAATACTATAAAAAGATTAACAGAAAAACATTCTATAGAAAGAATATATGAATCAATAGATACATCAGAAAATATCTTAGAACAAATTGTTGAAAAAGAAACTTTTGAAGAAAAAAAAGAAGTTATAGAAAGGTTTATAAATACTGTTATTTATCACACAGAAACAACAGATTATGAAAAAAGGAAAGGGTACTTAAGAGGTGTTGTAAGGAATAGAGTTTCATATTTTGGGGATTCTGAGCTTTATACTTTATCTTCAGACCTTGGTTGCTTTATGAGACAGTTCGATAATAAAAAAGATAAGATGGAAGCAATAGAATATTTGATAAAGTTAGCTAAAAAACATCCAAAAGGATGTTCTTATGGGTCGTTAGCTGTAAAATTTTACGAATTTATAGAAACCTTTAGCGAAGCCTGTAAAAATTATAATAAAAAATAATTAATGAAAAAAAACAGGCTCTAGAATGCCCGTAATCCAATTTAATTAAGGTGTCTGGTACGATTATAACCCACTAATGCGTAAGTCTCTTCTCGTCTACCTCAGAAGCTTCTGAAGGCTGTTCAACCTTTTCCTCTTCTGTGTGGTCCTTAATTGCTGCTAACTTAGGTTTTAGAGCAGGAATCTTGCTAACTAGGCCTTGTAACTCTTCTATTAGCTCCTCGTCAGTTTTATTTTGTCCTTTCTCTACATTTAAATTTATATTCTGAGAACTAAAACCACCCATTTCTAAAACTAATTTTGCTGTGTTGAGTCTGACATTGTCTTGCTCGGAATGTAATAGGTTTTGTAATACAGATATTGCGAGTCCTGATGTAGATGCTATACGCTCTTCATTCTTTTGTTTGATTTCGGCAACGTATTTGTTTTTAAGATAGTAACCCATTTGTCTAGAATCATCTTTCCATCCAGCTTTAGCTGCACTAGCTGATGCGTTGCCAGCTGTATCACCTTCTGTGTAATATTCTATAAACCTTAATTCTTTTTCTCTATCTATTCTTTTCGGCATCTATATTCTCCATTAACCACATCTTTAATTTATTAACTGTCTCTTTAGGTAAAGGTAAATCTTTTCTGTACTTAATCCAAGATTTATCCAATACGAGACTCCCGTCTATATCTACCTGTGTATCACTTCCTGAGATATGACTTACAAGTGTTATAGTTTTGTCGTTTTCATCCACGACTAAACCGATTGATATGCAATCAGCTAAACTGCTTTCTAATTCTTTTATATTTGTCCACCCAGAGGTTGGTGTTATTGCATCTTCCCAGTTTATAATTACTAACTTTGGTTTCATTTTTTACTTCTAAGATAATTAAGATAATCTGCCCCTTCTTCGACTTCCCAAAATACTTTAATAAAGTCAGGGTGGTCTTCTGTTACATAAGTATTAAATACAGCTACAGCACAAGCTGACATCATCTTACATGGTAGGTTCAATTGTCTTGCAAAGTTATCGTACTTTTTATACGAGCCGACTTGTACGCAATGCATAATTTTATCTGAGTTTGCATCTTTAATAGGACTATATCCTGATACATGAGTATGACCTGCTATAAGTAAATGGTCTCTTGCATTGAACAATGCGTGTTTAACAATACCATGAGCTGTATTGTACATTGAGTGTCCTCTAAAGTTATGAGAACAGTTCACTTTAATTTCGTGTTTTGGTAATTTAATTTTAAGTCTTGCGTT